CCTCGAGTCGGTAGTGCCGACGATCTACCTCGCCGACGGCTACGAGTGGCCGAGCGTTCGCGACCGGCCGAACGCCGTCGCCGTCCGGTTCGTGGCGGGCTACCCTGCGAATCACCCGGACCTGCTGACCGTGCGCCAGGCCATGCTTCTGCACGTCGAGGCGCACTACGACCGCGACCCGGCCAGCTTCGATCTGCTCATGGGCGCCGCCGAGCGCAAGCTCGACGCGCTGCGCGTGGTGACGTTCTGATGCAAGCCGGACGCCTTCGGCACGAGGTCGACCTGCAGCGGGTGACGGTCGCGCCCGACGCGCACGGCGACCAGACGAAGACCTGGACGACGCTCGCCACGGTTCGCGCCTCGATCGAGCCGCTGTCAGGCAGGGAGTTCCTGCAGGCGTCTCAGGTCATGTCGGACGTCACCGTTCGGATCAAGGTCCGCGGCCGCCCGGACATCCGCTTGACGCCGAAGGACCGGGTGCGCCACGACGACCCGAATCACGGTGAGCGGCTGTTCGACATCCGGCACATTGTCGATTGGGGCGGCCGTGGGCGCGAGTGGCATCTGATGTGCACTGAGCGCTTCTGATGGAGGTCACGGTGCAGGTCAAGGGACTGGCTGAGATGGACGCTCGCCTGCAGGAACTCGGCGCCTTGGCCGGGCAGAAGCTGGTCCGCAGGGTGCTGCGCAAGATTGCTAAGCCGATGTATCAGCGAGCTGTCGCCGGCGCTCAGTCAGTGCAGAGGTCTGGTGCGCTGGCCGTATCGGTTTCCATGTACAACCGCCGGCCGAAAGGCCGGGAAATCGCCCGCGTCGCGGTCGGGTCGCGCGCCCGGCAGAAGGTTGCCGTGCATGTTCACAACGCATTCTACGGCCGCCAGCGCAAAGGCGTTTTCTACGGATGGATGCTTGAGAAGGGCCACCGCGCCGGAAAGAACGGCGGCCGCGTGGCTGGTCGCCCCTGGTTTGAGCCGGCGGTACGTGCTTCCGAGGGGCAGGCCGTAAGCGACTTTGTCGGCGAGCTTGCGAAGGCCGTTCGGCGCATGGAGCGCAGGACCGGCAAGTCGGTCAACCCGGATTCACTGGTGCCCGAATGAGCAGCATCGAGGAAGCATTCCGCGCGAAGATCGTTGCGCTCAACACCGACGCCGCGACGCGCGTGTTCCGCGAGGTGATCGAGCAAGAGCCCGAGATGCCCGCGATCTCGTTCGTCCGCACCGGGGCGCCACCGATGCGCCGGCTGCTCGAGACCGGCGTGCCGGCCCTGAACCGCGCGAACATCCGCGTCGAGGTGCTCGCCGCAACGTCCGGCGCGGCCGAGTCCGTTGCCGCTGCGCTTAAGACCGGGCTCGACGGCTGGCGCGGCACGCAGACCATTCCCGACACCAGCCCGGCGCAAAGCGTCGAGGTGCTGCGCTGCGCGATGAGCTTCCAGGGTGATGCCTCGTTTATCGACGGCGATCTGTTCCTGAAGATCATCCAGCAGGACTATGAACTGACGTACCGCTGAGTTTCGCCACCGCCGCGCCCGCGGCAACTTCTGAGAGGATCGAACGATGCCCAGTATTTTCATGTCCGACGGCACGCTGCTCAGAATGAGCAACATGGCCTCGCCGACGATTTTCAACACCGTGCCGAACGTGATGAACATCACGCCGCCGTCGCGCGCCCGCAAGACGACGGACGTCTATGTGCACGATCAGAGCGTGCCGATCACGAAGACCGGCGCGTATGAGCCGATGGAAGTCACGTTCGAACTGGCCTGGGATCCGGCCAACACCTATCACGCGCAGCTCGACACGGACCAGAACAACAAAACGGTGCGCGATTACAAGATCGTTCTACCGACCTCGCCGACGCGGACCATGTCGTTCTCCGCAAGCGTTTCGCAGATGCAGGGCATGACGGCCGACGCGGAAGGCACCGAGCCGCTCAAGCTCTCCTGCACCCTGAAGCTGTCCGGCAACTACACGCTGGCCTGATATGAACACCGGCTCAGACCTGATCGCCGCGCTCAAGCGGGCCACATTAAGGCCGCGGGTGATCTGCGGCCAGCAGCACTACATTCGCGGGCTCACCGGGGCCGAGCGGCAACTGCTCTCGCAGCGGGCGCGCGACGGCAGTCCGCTCCAGGCTCACGAGGTCGTAGCGTTGGCACTGTGCGATGAGCAGGGCAACGCGATCCTGTCGGCCGAGCAGGCGCTCGAGATCGCAAACACGGACGGCGCCGAGCTCGACGCCGTGGCGACCGACATCCTGCGCGCTTCCAAACTCCTGCCCGAGGACGTGGAGGACGCCGGAAAAAACTGAGGGGCGATCCCGAGCTGCTGATGTGGTTCAGGATCGCCGCCCTGCTTGGCTGCACGGTCGAAGATGTGCAGCGTCGGATGTCCTCGGCAGAGTTCGTGCAGTGGTGCGCTTTCTATGCGCTTGAGCCGTGGGGCTCGCGCGCCGAGAACTGGCGAATGAGCGTCATTGCCGCGACGGTGGCGAACTACAGCGGCAACGTCAAGAAAGGCAAGGCCGTGAAGCCCTCCGATTTCATACCGCGTGCGCCGCTGAAACTAAGCCCGGATGACACGCGCAAGCTGCTCGAGGAGCGGATGAGAAATGGCTAACGTCAGCGTGACTTTCGACTTCGCGGCAGAATCCGCCAAGCTGCGCTCAGAGATCGACAAGGTTCGCCGCGAGCTGTCCGGGATCCGGCAAAGCGCGGACTCGATCAAGGAAGGATTCAAGACTCTGGGCGGCATCGTTGCCGGCGCTTTTTCGATCGGTGCGGTGACCGCGTTTCTGTCCAAGGTCAACCAGGCGGCCGACCAACTAAACGACCTGTCCGGCCGGCTCGGCGCGTCGGCCGCCAATCTCCAGGTATTGCAGCTCGCGGCGCAGCAGGCAGGCGGCAGCGCCGAGGCCATGAATACTGCGCTCGCCAAGATGAGCGTCACGCTCGGCGATGCTATGGCTGGCGGCAAGGCAGCCAATGAAGCGCTGTCCAGGCTCGGGCTAACCGCTCAGGAACTGGCGGGGCTGAAGGCTGACGAGGCGATGCGCCGCATAGCCGGCGCGTTGTCGCAAGTCGGCAATACCTACGATCGCGCCGCGATTGCTCAAGCTGTATTTGGCAAGGGAGCTAAAGAGCTCGCGCAATTCTTCGCGGAAGCACCGGAGGCAATTCGCCAAACCGAGGAAGCGCTGGCCGCTGCCGGCGCGGCGCTCGACGATATCGACATCGCGCGCATCGGCGTGATGAATGACACGCTGGCCGTTCAGTCGACGATTGTCCAGAACCTAGGCATCAAGTTCCTGTCTGGACTGACGCCCGGCATCATGGCAGCGACTGACGCGTTCGCGAATCTAATGACCAGCATGGGAGGGGCGACGGCGGCTGGCCAGAAGTTCGGGGCTGTGGTGATTGCGGCGGTAAGGGGCGTCGAGTTTGCCATTGCCAGCGTGTCGGGCTCGATAGAGTTCATGCGGGCGCTGTGGCTGGATTTCTACGCGAAGATTAGCAAAGACGTTGCAGCCCTGTTGCGATTGCTGGAAAAGGCCGCCTCGGCTGTCGGCGCGAACGGGATTGCAGCGAGCATCGAAACTGCCGCGAAATCTGCGGACACGATGTCGGCGAGCTATCAAAGGCTCGCAAGCTCGGCATGGGATGCGTGGGGCTCAGCGGCGAAGGCTGCCCAGGCGGCTGCCGCCGACATCCTGAATCCCGAGCAGGTGTATACGCGTTATTCGGCGATGCTGGACAAGCTCACCCAAGACGCCCTGCGCCGAACTCAAGAACTACAGGGCGCCGGCCTTTCTGCAAGGGGCGCCGCTGGTGCCGGCGCTGGTGCCGCCGCTGACCGCGCTCGCGGCGGCTTCTCTGTTGAAGGCAGCCTGCAAGGTGCTGGCCGTGAGATCGACCGCGCGCTTGACGTGATGAGCGATCCGAAGCTGCTGCGCGAAATCGAGATCAACAGCGCGCTGCAGGCGATTCAGGACGAGCACAATCAGACCATGCTCGGCAAGATCGAGCTATTCGAGCAGACCCGCCTGGGCTCGCTGCTTTCCTATAACGATCTGATGATCAACGCCGAGATGGCCAAGAACATGACGCTCGGCGAAATGGCTTTCGACCTCGTCAGGATGGCCGCGCAATCAAGCGGAGCGCTTGGCAAAGTCGGCAAGGCATTCGCGGTCGCACAGACGATATGGTCCACCGGGACCGCGATCATGCGCGCCTACGAGCAACTTGGCCCGATCAAGGGTACGGTCGCGGCGGCTGCCATCGCGGCGAAGGGCGCGATGCATCTGGCCAACATCAAGAAGACCAACATCGGCACCGGCGGCAGTCTGGCCGGCGTGGGTGGCGGCGGCATCACGGCCGCAGCGCCCGCGCTCGGCGACAACGTCAGCGGCGTCCAACAGCAGGACCAGCGCGCGATATCCCAGGTGGTCATCAACGGCAACGTGTTCAGCTCGCAGGAAACGGCAGAGTGGATCATCGGCCAAATTCGCGACGCCGTTGAGTCCCGCGACGTGGTTTTCATCTCGTCCAATAGCAGGCAGGCGATGGAACTGGCGGGCGCATGATCAAGGTCGAATTCCTCGCCAAGCGCAACCTCACCGGCACGCACGCCGTCGGCGATTCAGTGACGCTAACCTTCAGCGCGCAAGAGCCGCTTACGCCAACCCGCAAGGTATCGCGCAGCGTGCAGACCTCGCTCAGTGGCGCACGGGAAACGATCTATAACACTGGCGTCTGGTCGTTCGACATCATCACGGCACCAGTCGCGAGCGCGACGCTCGAGGCGCTTCTCGAGTTCCTCATGTCCACCGAGGGCGGCGAGCCGTTCACGTTCTACCCGTGGGAAATGCCAGCCGGCAACCCGTCGCCATTGCCCGATCGCTGGGTCGGTCAGCCGTTGACGTGCCAGCTTGACAGCGAGTCAGTGTCGCTGTCGCTGCTCGCCAGCCAGGGCACCGGCGGCTCGGAGGACTGGTACACGGTGCAGTTCACGGTCATCGAAACGCCGTGAGGGTCGACGACGAAAACTTTGCAGCCCTGAACCTTGCGGCAGCGAAAGCGCCGCGGTTCGTAGTGCTGATCGAGTTCCCGACCTCGTATCTGTACCTGCCGAGCCACGACGATATCGTCGGCATTCCGGCAGGGCCGTCCCGCGACCCGTTCTTGCGTGACGAAACCGGCGAGATCCTGACGACCGAAGCGGGCGAGCCAATCCTCGTGGAAAGCGCCGACGGGTCGGTCGGATCGGTGATCCTCTCGGCCTGTCTGGTCGAGCCCACCGTAACGTCGCAGAAACTCAATCCGGACCAGGGCCGCGCAGAGATTGGTTCTGCGTCGTTCGTTGCGATCGACAGAGAGGGCGCCCTGACGGCCGCGCTGCAGGAAAGCCTCGTCGCGGGCGACGGGCTGCGCAACAAAACCGCGCGCTTCTACCTCGGATTCGAGGGGCTCGAGTGGTCGGAGTTTCAACTGGTCGCAACGCAGATCGTCAAAGCGGCCACCTATGACCGCGGCAGCTATCGCATTGCCTGCAACGATATCCAGCGGTCCGCGCGCAAGGACGTGTTCGACCTCGCCTCGACCACGCTCGCGAGCACGGTCGAAGCCGCTGACGCCACGATCAACGTATCGGCCACCGGCGGCTTTGAGCTGCTTGCCCACGGCACGGCCTACAGCGACGCGCCAAGCTCGACGGTCGGCTATTTCAAGATCAAAGACGAGATCATCCGGTACACCGGCAAGACCGCGAGCACCTTCACCGGCTGCACTCGCGGCGCGCTCGGAACGACCGCTGGCCGCTACGTCGTGGATGGCGCGACGCCGGCCGCCAGGCGCGAGAAAATCACGGAGTACGTCTACCTCGAGATGCCGGGGCCGAAACTGGCCTACGCGATCCTGACCGGCAAGCTCTACGGCGGCTCCGATGTCCTGCCGACTAAGTGGCACCTCGGCATCCCCGATACGCTGATCGACGGCGATGAGTTCGCCGCGATCGGCGCCGACTTGTGGGATCCGACCGACGACACGGTCGGCATGGTGCTGCGGTTCGAGGGCCTTACCAAGCAGGACGGCAAGGCGTTCCTTGAGCTGGAAATCATGCGGCTGCTCGGCCTGTACCTGCCGGTGTACGCAGATGGCACGCTCGGGTTGCGCCGCATGACGCGGGTGCTGGCCGACGCTGCCGCGGTCGTGACGCTGGACGAGTCAAATAGCGTCGCGGTCGGCGAGATCGAGCACGACCTCGAAGGGATGCACAACGCATTTTCCGTGCAGTGGAACTGGAATGGAAAGGAGTTCACGCGCACGACGACGTTCCTGGACGCCACGTCGGCCAGCATTCACGGCGAGTCGCAGACGATGGAACTGCGTTTCAAGGGTCTGTATGGCGGCCGGCACACGGACGGCGCGATCTTCAAGCTGCTGGACTCCATCCGCGACCGCTACAGCGCGCCGCCGATTCGGACCCGCGTCGACGTACTGAACCGGCTGAACGTGATCGAGGTGGGCGACGTGGTGCGCTGCCGGCATGCAACCGTCCGCGACCTGAGCCAGCCAGGGGCAACGATCGACCGCAGTTTCGAGGTCCAGTCGGTTACGGTCAACCACCGGACCGGCGCCGTATCGGTGGACCTGTTCGGGTCGACCTCGACGGCTTCCATTGATTCGCCCACCACGCCTACCACGGCGCTGCCTGACGCGTTCTATACGGCGGCCGGCACCGACCTAGCCTCGGTCTGGACCATCACGTCTGGCGTCGTCTCAGGCGGCCCCTACACGCTGGCCGGCGGCGCCACCCTGACCGATTCGGCATCGATCTTCTATTACGTGGGAGACCTTACGATCCCGGACGGCGTGACCGTCAACATCACCGGCAACGTGCAACTCCGCGTGCAGGGCTACCTCACGCTGAACGGCACCATTGCCGGCACCGGCGGCGGGCGCGCCGGCGTGGCCGACAACGGCACCATGACGGTAATCGGCGGCAGTCCGGGCTGGGTCGGCAATGCCCGCGGGCTGGACGGTGTTCTGGCGCAGCCGTTCGCCTTTGGGTCGTGGCTCATTCGCACCAGGCGGCCGGCATTGACCGCGGGCCGCTACGCATCGTTCCCGTATCTGTCGCTCGAGGTCGTGGGCAACGACCTCCTCGGGTTGCCCGATGATCTCCGCGGCACCGGCGGCGGGCCTGGCGGCAAGGTAACGACGCTCACTGCATGGCTGGCCAATGGCGGCACCGGCGGCAATGGCGGCGCCGGCCTGTGCACGATCTCCCGCGGCATGGGCCTCGGCTCCGGCGCGACGATCACCCTGAGCGGCGCCGCGACGTCGGCCGTGGCTGCCGTGACCAATGACGGCTACGACCTGCTACCCGGAACCGGCGCGGCAGGCGGGCCGGGATCCTACCTGTGCCTGATCGACGGCGGACTGTTCTCGGTGCCCGACCTTACCGGGCGGTTCACCTCGCGGGCCGGCGTGGTGCAGGTGCCGAGCTACGGCTCCTCGCTCGACGGCCCGACGGCATTCAAGTTTGCAGGCAGCATGGTAGAGCCGATCGCCGGATACCTGGCAGACCCGGCGGTAATCTCGGGCCTCGACCTGTCGGGCTCGTGCCTGAGGATTCAGTACATCCCGGCGCCCGAAACGCCCGCGGAGGATACCGCTCCGGTCCCGCCAGTCTCGGCCGTCGCGATCACGCCAGGGACGACCGGGTACACGGTGAGCTTCGCGCCCGGAACCGGCACCCGCGACGGGACGGTGTTTGAGGTATGGCAGCACACGGCCTCGGCGCCGTTCTCGAGCGCGACGAAGGTCGCCGAGGGCGCGACGACCTCTATCTTCGTCTCGCGCACCGACACGGCAACCGTCTACGTCTGGGTCCGCGCGCGCTACCGGGACACAGACGGCATTACCCGCTGGTCCACGCAGACGCCGGCCGGCGCGGGCGTACCGGCGGCGATCGTTTCGTCGGCTATCTACGCCATCGCCTCGCCCTCGGCGGTATCGGCGTC